ACTTTAGAGTTGGAATCGGGTGCTTGCGCAATCCCGAAACCAACCCCAAAGCGGGTAGCCCCTTATTACGCCGGCTACGGCGGACGTACTCTCCTGGGCGCGTCACCAATCCCAGGAGGTTTAACCCTATCTAAAAGTGGCCGAGACGGTATCCACAGCTCACTGCGAGACGCTTCTTGTGAGCCGAAATCTCAATCCAAACAGTCCAATATCAGTAGCCATAAGTCAACAGTGATATGGGAGTGGTCAGTGTTTGAGGAAAAAGAACAGTAAAGCCACAGCAGATAAGACTATTGCCCCGATCCAAGGCGGGCGCGGAGGTTTCCCGATCACAATGGGTTCCTCAACATCCGCTCCGAGCTCGACCGAGAACCTGGACACAGCCTTAGGGTCAAGAGGTTGCCTGACAGCGTTAGATGCAAAAGAGAGTAGATGATAAGCAAGAAATTTGTGCAATCCACCCTTGCGGTAGCAAGCAGCTCTGATGGTACGAGCACGCTTACGCCACCATCTCAGAGGTTTCATGTGACAGGCTTTTAGTGTATTTGCAACCCTGTTCATTTCATAAGGGGTAAATCGGACAACATCGAATCCGTCATTCCCGTGCATAGCAGTTAATATATAGGGCAGGTCTTGAATTTTGAGAGAGACCTGCCTTCCATACCAATCTGTGGAAATCTCTTCCGGGAAGTCAGACTCAAGATATGTCTCAAGCATGTGAGTGGAGATGATACGCACCCACAAGCACGGGAAATGCCACAACAAATTGCCCACCCAGGCACCCATCGGATTGAAGCCTTCACCCTCCGCAGAGCAGCGTGCAAAGGGAACGCTAGGGTCGCGCGTCAAGAAGAACACTTGGCGGCCATCCCTAGTGAAACCAGTAGTCACGTTGCTCGAGCAGCTGGTGACATCTTCCAGTGAGTACTTTGGGCTGGGCAACTCAATTGGAGCACCCATGTCTTTCATTGCATTTGCAAAGATGGCAAGCTTCTTTTTATCCCTATCAGGAACAGGTTCAGCCTGAGTGACAACAACCACATCGTCGCCAGCGACGATAAACTCTGGTCTAGCAAACCCTGCAGTCATAGCAGCAGCCTTGACCTTGAGATAAGCAGTCATGGTGTTGGAACTAGAGGTTGTGAAAACCCCGGAGGCCCGACAGTTACGGGTGCCAAGGTAATTACCCCTCTGATCAACCATGGGTCCTGAGGCATAGAATTTATGTAGGTTCCAAATCCTAGCGCGCGTTTTCGAATCCTTGGTGGCAGCTGCGTACAGACGCGCCTCACGATCGACGTCCTCTGGTGTGATGGTGGAGTCGAATGTGATAACGTCGCACGCAAAGGCCATAGGATTGGGTCTGCGCCACATGGTAAGTAGCCTATTTATTCTGTCTTTGGGAGGCACGAAGCCATAGGCTTTTCCCAGCACTTTTTTTACGGTGCCGGGTCCTATATTGCCAAGTACCATTTTCTCAGTGACTCTAGTCTCAAGGTGAGGATAAGCTATGATGCGTGGTGGTTTCTCAGTTGGTTTGTTCCGCATAAAAACTTCTGATTTTGGCATAACCACGACCTCATTGTAAGGCCTCTGTAAAGACTCCCTCTCGAGAGTCGCATAGAGTTGCTCTACATCCTTTCGGGCAGCGCCGCTCTTGACGTCATGACCAGTGTGGCCAGTGACGGCAGAGCGGGCCGTCCTCGAGGACGTTATAGCAGAAGCCTCCCAATAGGTCATAGGTTGCATGTCCAATGTTGAAACCAACTTAATAGCTTGCTTGGTAAGATTATCTAGATGGGGATTTGGTGTGGCTGGTGGTCTGAACCGGGTGACTTTCTTAATCCGTTCAATCACGTTCTCAGGGCTTGTCACATACACCAAATTGCGTGAAACTAATCCATGAGTGATGGCCGCGACCGCAGAGAAGGATCGCTTTGCAAGATGGGCTACATAAGGGAGGCCATCCCAAACGTAGCTATAGCTGCATTCCTTGGGAGCGGCAGCCCCCAAAGCGGAAAGGGAATCTTCCGAAGGAGCAGGCAGAGATGCGTCTCGCCAGCCCGAGCAAGAGTGTTCCGTGCCAGACACACTGGGTTCCAATGATGGCATGTCTGAATACGACACCACAGAGGGGGCCCTATCGGGGGGGGTGATCCGTCCCGAAAGAACTACCCTAGTAGCGCCGTCATCACTAGGGTGTGATGTGGCAACGGGAGCTCCTGGTGAGCTGAGCGACACAAAGCTCACTGAGTGAGGTTTTGTGTAAGGAGGAGGTGGAGTGTCAAACATCTGAAGCTGACGAAAAGGCTCAAGGCCGCCCCAGGCGTAGGACTCGGGACATTGTAGGCCGTCCGTGCCCACGTCCGAGCGTTGCGCGACCTCTAGATCCTTTTTATCACGTTCAGCCGCAACATCAGGGGGGTCCAATGGGTTGTCACTAGGACCCTCAAGAATATCCTCAGCACGTTCGTTGGAAACAGCCTGTTGGATGTGAACAACTCCCACATCGGTAGTAAAGGGGTCCTCATTGGGGCTCTCACCGCCCGTCTCGAAGGCGCGAGCGATCCGACAATCAGTCGCGTAATCGCGGAGCACGTAGGGAAGTTTGACACGTTCTCTACCGCTGCCAGTATCCCTCCAGACCTCACCACGCCAAGGTGTGTTGGGCTCCCCCGAGTATGGATCAGTCCGGCGGCCGTTAATAGCCGCCGCACTGAATACCCGAGGGATACTCCTTGGTATGGTGACATCCGGAGAGGAAGTGGCAACAGCGGAAACCGTGTCCCCATCCATACGGTACTCCACGAAACCGAAACCGACTTGGACGGTCATCGTCTTCCAGGATGACGGTGCAGGCTTGGCGCAACCGGAGGTAGTGTTGTTAACAGGTACGGCGGAGGTCCAGTAATTGCGACAAAGCTTGGAACCACTGATAACCTTAGCGGTCCCGTACTCTATCGCATAAACCAGCTCTCTGCCACAACCGCAACGGGTGGTGATCATGCCTTCTCCCTTCCAGGGACCAGTGTAACCAGCCTGGCAGCCAGCTACAGGGACCCCGGGGAGAGACAAAGCCCGTTTCATACCTCCGATAAGTGCTTCATAGAGAGCTTTCGCCCACTTACAGAGCACATGCCAAACACTGTAAAAGCAATCAAATATGTTGAACCCACAAGGAACGTCAGTGGGAGTGGTGAGGAATTTTATGGCAGTTTTGACAACGTTCCAAGGATGAATTTTCTCAAAGAGTGTCTTGATTGTGAGTCTGATGTCGCGAGCTTCCACGAAATAATCAGGAGAGATAACATTAGATTTAGCAACCATGGACAAGAGCCTGTTCATCCACACTACACCAGTGCCCTGGGTAAGCGCAATCGCACCCACAGCGACAGCTATGGCCGCAACAGCAGCCCCCGGGGCAAAGGCACAATTTATCAAGCTAGCTAGCTCAACCGTACTAGGGAGCTGACCATCAAGTAACTTGAATACTACCCCAAAGGCAGGTACAAAGGAAGCATAAGTGCCTAGTACAGAAAATATCAAGGAGAGAAGGGGGGTTCCTGATAGTTGAAAACCAGCAAGGGTTGCTCCAGCTATAAATACTGCCCCTTCAGCTGTTGTTAAGCGAGCAGTAAGAATGGCGCCAAGTGTGATCACTATAGCCTGAAGAGAACGGCTTAGTGGGAGTGTTACTGCGCCTGAAAAGCTGAGCAGTCCTGCGAGCAGGGGATTATCAGGTGATATCAGAATGCCGGCACCCAGCTGTAAAGCAGATGCAATAGTAATGAGGTTGGTAGCAAACCAATTGTTGATATCATTGACAGCACCGGATTTAGCCATACCAGCAGCCCAGAGTTGCACCCGCTCGACCCAAATCCTACAACGCGTAACAACTGGCTCGGTGAATTCTGGGAAACCCCAGCACTCTTCGAAGCCGTCGTCATCGTCAGCAGGTTCTGGGGCGTTCGGGGGCTCACCACTATCCAGTATCATGGCAGATGTTATTGCCACTGATCCGAAATAGTCGAGAGCAAGCCCAAGGGCAAAGACAGAGGCCGCTGACGCGGCGACACCGGCGCCCCAAACATCCAATTCAGTAAAGGCCAGCTGGAGTTGATTTACAATTTCAGGCACTGGGCCTTGTAGGGGCTGGTGCCCCTCAAGATGGCAAAGAATTCTACAAGGTTCACCCGTCACACGCACGCCCTTCCAAATAGGTGATTGCGGGTCCGGTGGATTACAGCCATTCTCATAACAAATCTGCCTCTGCGCGGCGTTGAGCCACGTAAAGGAAGTCGAGTGTATGCGCGCCTTGGCTAAGAAAGCTGGAGTGACCCAACCAAGAGCGGCATAAAAGGCAGATATCTCAGACAGCACACCCTTCAGGATAGGAAGGCCTGGAGTGACTCTGTAGTGGTCCAGATGTTCTAGGACCTCTGCAGGAGACATCCCAAACCAAGCCATACCACTGTCGAATGCGCCAAACACAGAAGCCTCAGAGACGGTCCCAGACAGGGGAGTGTCCTGGGTAACATAATAGTACACACCAGGAGCCCCCCTACCTGTGCGACCCCGCCTCTGAGCCCTAGTAACTGAGTTAGCTGGTACTGTTTTGAGAGCAACTGTAATTGTCGGGTCAAAATCAACCTCCACGTCTTCAATGGTAGCCAAATTACAGTCAGTCACACTATCGAAGTTGCCAGTGTATCCGGTCATGAGGGCATCAGTCGCCACCACGATGCAGTCCCCCTCAGTAGGAATGGTACTAATAGGAAGACCGCGGTAGTAAGCGACAGCTCGAAGCCCCCTCGACCGGAGATCAGCTGCCAAAGCTTCACAGTGTTTCTTGCTGTTTTGGAAGATCAAATGTCTGCCTGTTTTGTAAGTAGCCAATTTGAGTTTCCTTCCGTGGAAATTGATATCCCCAACATCATCAAGCTCCACTTCCTGAATGTTAGGGTGCGGGAGAACGGGTTGACCCGGTGGAGTGGCGGTGGCAAGCAAAACCAATTTGCATTTGGTGTTTGGCGTGAGGTTGAGCACGGCGCCAATCCCAAGAATGGTAGTGGAATCGGTGGCGTGGCACTCATCACAGATAACCACATCAAAATTAATGTTGTTTTTACCATCCGCCAAAAATCTGCCATAAGTAGAGTATGTAAGCCGAGCACCAGTATTTAAAGTCATTTCAGCAGCCTTTAAATTTGGGTTAATGCCAAAAGAATCCTTCATATAAGCTGGCATAGACATGGTAGTAGCAACTGAGGGGTTGAGAACCAACACACTATAGCCCTTGCGGACGTAGTGCATGGGAAGCAAGGTGGTCTTACCAGATCCAGTTGGTGCATAGACAGTCTGGACCTCCCAGCTCGTGCCGATTGCTGGTGGAGCCGAAAGGTCAGTCCGCGTGGGAGCGGGTTTACCAACTGCGGTGTGCCTTACTGGTGTAGTGCAAACATACGCCACGGAGCCAGAAACAGCCCTACAGCGTTGCACCATGGCGATGACATGTCCAGCAGAGCACAACACAGGAGCGCCAGAACTGCCCTTACAGATGGAAAGAGCTAGCGGAGCTTGCACAGCCCATAGGTTTTGAGCAGACAACTTGAGAGGAATGACTGTACCAACTCGTGTGACCATGAATCCGGAAGTGGCTGCACAAGTGCAGACGTCCAGATCCTTGGCCCCACGAGGAGCCATGTGCATGGCATAGTCCGCACCATCATCGAACACCACAGGTGGCAGAGCCCCCGACGTGGATGCCAGGGAACGGTGACCCGCTCCGTGGCAAACAGTGTGCAAGAGTCCGCCACATGTGAAGCCCATATAACGGCGGGACATGGTACCCATGGTGAAAATATTACCCTCCCAAAGTGCCGTATCAATACCCGTGAGTGAGACAGCCCAAGTCTTCAGCTCCCCACGCCTGGACACTTGACGGACGCCAATAGGTGAGCAAGGGGCAAATCCAGCCGGCAAAGTGGACCAGCCGAAGGCAACCAGGGAACCCTGGCGGCCCAGGACTGGCCTACCGCGGACTAGATCGCCACACGCGTACCTATGTCCGGCATCTTCAAAGTAATCCAGACGGGAACGAATGGCACCGTACGGATCTCCATTAAGCTGATCAACCCCAGGCAGCAGATCGAGATGCTGACCCAAATGCCGATACCACACAACGCCAGCCTCACCAGCTACAAAAAGAATTATTCGCTGGATCCACCTGCCAGCAGGCAGAACCTTAGCGAACCTAAGAAGGATCTCATAAGTGCTACGATGTTTAGGTAGCATAAAATTTGGGACAGTCACAGCAAATATCCAAACAGAACAATGGATAGCTAGCAACCCCATACTGATATCAAGCATAAGAGTGGGGGACACCGCAAGAGCAAGCATAAAGATAAAGTGATTGGACTCAAGACTATAGCTAATGCAACTTAACCATTCAAGCAGGTAATGGCATGTAAAGCTCACTGACGGAGCAGCTGTTGCGAACAAGCCTGAACCAACAAGAACTAGAAAGGTTACAAAGGCTAAGGGAGCATGAGTAGCATAATCAAAATCTAGAGCTGTAACACCCAAAACATTCATCAAAAGTAAGAATATAGTCAGGGGAAATTTGTTACACAGCAAAAAGCGGTAAGGTCTACGACTCTTACACAAAAACAGATAGATGAGCAATCTGATATACCAATCATCCCAGGTTGAGGCTATGGCAACTGCGGTAACCCAAGGAGCGAGCAGAGCTGCCGTAGCACTCTTCCACAAAGATATGAAAAGAATCCAAAGCAAAGTCGATTTGGATCGGAAAACCCCAGCAACTAAAGCTAGAAAAAGAGTGGTCTCAAGATGAGGTACAGCGAGAGACCCACCACCAGAATAGATAATCTGCATATTCGGATCATGCTTAGCCTTAGAGATGAGGCCTGTAGCAAGATCTCCCAGGGGAAAGTAAGTTCCATTTGGGGAAAAGACCCACATACCACTATACAACCGACGAGCGCCGGGAAGTCTAGCTGCAGTGGTGATATTATTACTCATTGACTTGTTGTACCTAATGTTTATCCAATTTTTGTCATCAAAGGATATAGCAAACGTATCCCACATAGCGGCTCGAACGATCCAAGCGGCACAAAGGGCCGACCCATTGCCGGCATGGTACGATGTGATGCACGAAATGACACCACATCGCTCCCACGTAAGCGCAGGGTCTTTCCAAGTGCAATCCGTGGGGCAGTGATGCTGTTTACATATAGGGTCGCGGTCCATGAGGCTGCAACAGCTCCACGTACCGTTGACCTTATACTCGCACCCACGGAGGCCGGGAAGGTAGGGCAGCCGTGCTAAGGACACATTTTTGCCACCAGCTCGGTCGCGGTAAATAGGGACATTCACCACGGCGTCGCCGAAGCACCACATGTCCTCAACAGAGTAGGTGACGTTGCGGCACTTGCAGGGTATCATTTGAAGGGAACAACTTGTCATATGACCCCACTTGGCAGTAACGTTGCGCGAGATGTCATCGTGCCGCGAGCATTCCGTTGTAGTGGCCTCAACAACAAGAACAGCAAGCAAGAGTAGTCTAGCCCACTGCCCCTGAATTGCAAACCATACAACAGCAATGAGAAAAGGGGTAGAGCTGAGCTCCATCAGATGGAAAACCGCATAAGGTATGCGGGTAACTATCGACAGAGCCCAGGTCACCACCCCCGCCTCATTCACAGCCCAATTAACCCACCCAACGATAGTGCCAAAGGGGGAGTAATCCACTTCAAGGTAACAAGTAGAGGTGGTGTTAAGAGTAAGAGAAGTGGGTAGAATATCAAAGAGGGAGATAAGTGAGACAGCTAACATACCGCACTGATCATTGACGTCAAGCATATCACAAACTGCTGCACCAACGCCCAAGGCGAGGACATGATTCCGCAAGTGATGATCATAAGTGGAACCATTAGGCTTAACACTAAGGAACACTGTGACTGGGTCCCAACAACTAGTTCCCACGCACACAACGCATCCAGGTAAGTGGTAAGCAAACTCCTGAGTTGAGTACAGGATATCACGCTCTTGGCAGCAATTAGTGAGTTGGTAATGTGAACCGATCTTGACTTGGCGATAGCCACTGACTGCCACACTACAGAGACACAACACAAAAATGGACATGCCGACAGTAGAGCGCGTAAGACCGTTGATAAAGTCCTCGCATACGCGAACAGCCCTACCAACGACCCGAGCGCACCAGCCAAGTGGGGGACCCACAAGCGGGAACTTCCGGCAAACGTCAGCAGCCCATGAGAGGGGTCCATCAATAAGTCTGCCGATGTTCTGACTTCGACGGTAAGGGTCGTGAGACGGCGAACCGACGGGAGTCAATGCACCGACAACGTATGACAGACCAGTATCAATGTAAGGCCAAGCATAATCTCGATTTCGGCCGCGACGGCGCCGGCGACCGCCGTCAGTAGAAGTTGGAACCACAACGGTGACGCCAGGTCTACGCCGCGAGCGCGAGCGAGAGGCCCTGCGCCTCCGAGACCGAGATCTGCTTCTGGTTTGAGTTGAACTTGAGACAGAAACTTCCATGTTACATGTACAGCCGCACCCACAGATCCTGCGGCAGGACCCTATCAGGCTGTGTGGACTAGGGGGCCTGTGCCCACGACCCCGCCTTCACTGGTGGGTATACCCAAATCTACCGAAGAGGCCTGGAATGTTCATCAGGGTTCTTCTCGATTGGACCGTACTCGGTCCTTCCCAGCTCCAGCTCCACTCAATCTGTGGGGAAAGGGCTCATGGGATAGGCGCCTCCTACTAGGGGCCTGGTTAGCCCGCTTCGGCGGAACCTAACTTAATCCATGAGCCTGGAGTGTTGATGGT